AATATTGCTAAAAACCTTGATGCTGCGCATCACCCCATCATTTCCGATCTGATAGAGCACTACCTCACCAGATCCTGCCCCCCAACTCGTCCACATATACTCCAGATTGCTTTCGAGCATCCCAGCGCCATATCCATAGTATTGATGCGCAGAGTTACCCGGCCCAATACCGCCGGCCCATGTAACAGCCAAAGTGCCCTCTTTGATCAGCGTCGATGCGCTCCCCAGCCACTCAAGCAGGTGCCATTGGTCACCGTTGTAAATACTGGCGATATCCGCAGTAATGCAGAGGATGTACCGGCCATCGGCCGAAAGGTAGGCTGCCATCAACTTTCGGCCAGGGGGCAAACCGCCGGCCGCGTTTTGGCCGATCGCATAGGCCCCGCCGGCAAACAGCAGCGCAGGGGTTGAGCCGATGGCTACAGTGCCAGCGTCCGAGCGCATGTAGAGGCCTTTGCTGTCCCACAGCAGCCCGACGCCGTAGAAGGTTTTGCTGTTGAACGTGAACTGGTTGATCGGCCAGGCACCCTCCTTGCCTTGTCGCGGCTCGCTCCCGATGAGCATGCCGTCGAGGTCATAAACATACGTTGAGCCCCCCAGCCCGCCGGCAACGCCAACTCTGACTACCCCGTCGATCGAGTAGATGCAGGGCATGCCAACGCCAAGGCCGTAGGATTCCGCCCACTGCTGCGGGATGGTCGTTGCCAGCAAACGGCGGTAAGGGCTCATTGACCCGCTGGCGATCACCTCGAACGTGAAGTTGGGAATGGCGTTGCCAAAATCGGCAAGTTGCAGGGCGCTGAACACCACGTAGGCTTTGCCCCGGTAAGCCGGCGTGGTGCCGACGCCGGTGAGGGCTTCCAGCGCTGGGTCGGGCATCTGGGTTTCGGTGCCGAGGTACACCGTGACGTTGCTGGCGACCTTGCCCGAGGCGAGCAGCGTGGCGGCGGAGACGCCGGCAGAGGCGTCGTAGATCAGGTTGCCATTGGCCCAGATGCGGCGCACGCCGACGATGGGTGTGTTGGCGCCGGTGAGCGGGTCGGTGCAGCCGCAGATTTCCACGGCCAAATCCACGTCATACGTGTAGTTTGTCGTTTTGGGGCCGCTGCCCTTGCCGGCGCTGGTCTTGTGGGCACGCTCGCGCTTTTCTGAGCACTGCAGCACGTTGCCGGCGACGCGCACGGCGCCGAACAGCACCGGGATAGGGGCGCCCTCCTCGCTTTTTTGAACCGAGAGGTCGGAGAGGCGCGGGCCGCGCATGTGCGTGGCGTTGGCCGTCATCATGCCCCCGATGGTGCCGCCAATCATGGCGCCCCACTGGGCGCCGGCCGGGCCGCCCATGGCAAAGCCGGCGGCGGCGCCCACGATGGTGAGTGCGGTTGAGGTGCTCATGGTGTGGGGATCTCGTAGGATTGAACAATGCGGCGACGCCAAGTGTCATCGAGGTGGTGCTCGACCACTTCACCGGCCTGCAGCCAGGCGTGAATGAGGGACAGCGCGCCCGTGGACGCAGTGGCCACGATGCCGACGTGGCGCTCTTCGCGGCCAATGCGCATGAGCACCACGGCGCCGGGCACGGGGGCCGGAATGGGCAGCAGTTGCGCATCGAGCGCGGTGCGCAAGGCACGGCCCTGGGGCTCGCGGCTGTAGCCGGCTTGGTCTTGCACGGGCACACCGAGGGATTCGGCAACGCCCACCACCAGCCCGACACAGTCGCAGCCGATGCCTTGCAGCCGGCCCTGATGGTGGAATGGCGTTTTGAGCCAGGCACGGGCAGCGGCGACGATGGTGTCGGGGCTCATGCGCCGGCCGCTTTCATCATCTGATCAATGCCCGGACGATAGGGCTCGCCCCGGTAGCGCAGCGCGTTGCCGTAGCGGGCGGCGCAGTCTTCGAGGATGCGTTTGCCGCAGCCCGGCGCGGCGGTGTAGGTGTCGCCGACGGCGATGGGGTACGGCATGGCGGACTGCAGCACGATGAGGCCCGGGCTGTAGGCTTTGATCTCCATCGCGCGGCCCGCGTTGAGGCCCGACGTCCACACCAGCTTGCCGCCGTCGAACGTGCCCACATTGCCCGGCTGCTGCAGCGCGCCGCCGCTGGCGTAGGCGCTGTAGCTGCGCGTGTCGAGATTGAGCACCAGCCTGTTCACGTCTGTGATGCTGCGCACAACGGCGAAGGCCCCGTTGATGCTCGCCTCGCCCTGCACGGCGCGGCCGTTGACCCAGGTTTGTGCCCGCATGCCGGCGACACCCGAGAGCATGACCACCTGCCCCGCCGCGCGGCCGTGGCCGGGAGCGGTGACAGTGGCGTACTGGGCATTGGTGATGCCGGTGATGGTGATGGCGCCGGACGGGCCGGGCTCGGTGCGGCTGCTGTCCTCAAACGTGCGGGCGTCTGCGCTGGCGTACGTGACAGCGCCTGAGACTGTGAGGGCGGCGACGTTGACGCCGCAGCGGGCGTCGCCCAAATCGGCGCGGCAGCGCACGGTTGATAGCTCGCCAACCGGCTGCTGCAGCACTTGGGCCAGGCCGCGCAGCTCGGCGGTGAAGCCCACCGCGCCCGCGCGCACTTCGCCCAGCGTGCCGCGGCGCAGAATGCGGGAGCCCATCGACAGATCGGCGTAGTTGATCTGCTCGAAGGTGACGCGGGCGTAGTTCCAGAGCCCCGCGACAAGGTCGGCCACGGTGATGATGGACGGGTCGAGAATGGTCTGGATATCGAGGTTATCGACGGCCATGTTGCCCGTGCTGGCCACGGCCGACGGGCTGAACGTGCCGGCGCGGTAGGCGATGCCGCCGTAGTCGATATCGGCCACGTTGTCGGTAAAACCAAACGTGGCGCCATCACGCCGGATGACGGTGATGAGCGTGCAGACCGTGAGGGTTTCGCCCGCCAGGTGGGCGAGGAGCGCAGCGGATGTCATTGACGGATCTCCACGAGTACGATGCCCTGCACGTCCCACAGCCCGCGATCGACGGCGCGCAGGTCGAGGCGGTCGGTGTCGAAGCGCACCGGGGTGTCGTGCTGGCCGGTGTAAGTGAGCACATCGACGGGCTGAGGGTAGCGGGCGCCCGTGCCGCCGGAGGCAGCAAGCCCGGCGGTATTGACGGCAAACGTGAGGGTGTTGCCGCTGCGAGCGGTGACCACTCGCGGGCCGTTGAGCAGCGCGGCGGCGGTGCCGGTGAGGTCGGCCAGGTGCACGATGTCGCCGACCGTGGTGGATACCGGCCCGGCGAACGTGACGCTGGTGGTGCTGCCGGTGGCCACAGCGCCCGATACGCTGTATTGCGCATCGGGCTTGAAGGTGACGATGCCGGTAGCGGCGTCAAGCTGCACCTGCCCTGCCCCGGCGCCGAACACGACCGGCACGCCGTTGCGCTGCACGGCCACGGTGCCGGCAACCGGCTTGCGGATAGGCCGCGCATCGGACAGGCTGCCGGCGGTATGCAGTTTTGTGAGCTGGTACGTGGGCAGCCCCGTGCCGACGCCCGACGCCCCCAGCCGGCCCCGGCCGGCGTCGGTGAAGTCGGACGGGTCTTTGAACCGGAAGCCGACCAGGCGACCCTTGACGGCGCGAAAGAAGTCAATCAGCGCGTCTTTGGTGGCGGTGTCGTATGGCCCCCAATCGGCTTGCCAACGGCCGCGGGAGATTGCCCACGCGGCGGCACGCTGCTCGAAGCCGGAATTGACTTCGATGATGCGGGTGGCGAACTCGGGGCCGCCGGAGACACCCCACCGGAGGGACTCCGGCAGCTTTGCGTTTTCGAGGAAGGCCATGGTTTATCCGTTGCGAGAGAGGGCGCGCTGCGCCTGCATGCCGGCCTGCAGGGCGATTTGCTGCACGGTGCGGGAATCGACACCACCGCCACCGACGTTGATGGTGAGGTGCTGCGTAAGGCCGCCGAAACCGGCTTTGTTTTGCGCGGCCGGCACGATGCGCTCACCGGCGTGGATTTTGGCGATCATGTCGTGGGGGACGTAGTCGGTGCCCACATCGAAGCTCGGCAGGCCGTCGAGCTTGATGGGGATGGCCTGGGCAACATCGCTGTTTGGCACGATGGAGCCCGTCTTGGGGCCGGCGATGGCACCGCCGCCCATGCCGATCAAGCCGCCGAGGCTGGACAGGATGCCGCCGAAACCCCCGGCGCCCTGCACGGCCTGGGCCAGCGGGCCGGTGATCTGCTGACGCACGGCGATGCGGAGCAGGTCGGCGATGATGCTGTCGGCCAAGCCCTTGAAATCGAGCTTGCCCTTGGTGACCAGCTGAGTGAGGGCGTCTTCCATGGTTGCAAAACTGCGCGTGACGACGGCATCGGTTTGCGCGGCCATGTTGCGCACGCTGTCGATGTACTTTTGCACCGCGCCGGCCGCGCCGTATTCCCACGAGGCGTTGAGGCGCTGCTGCTGATCCAGCAGGCCCCGCACGGCTTCTTTTTGGTCGCTGATGGTGGTGTTCAGCTCGGCCAGGAGCTTGCCGTACTGCTCGGCATCGATCTTGCCGTCGGCAAACAGGCGGCGCAGGGTCTTGTCGGCTTCGCGGGCTTTTTCGTCCACAGCGCGCAGGGCGGCCTCTTGTTCGCGGAGGGCCTGCGGCATGATCGCCATGTTGTCCGAGCGGGTCTGATTGTCCCGGCCGAAACTGCCGGCGATGTCACCGATGGAGAGGCGCGCGGTGTTGTACGCCAGATCGCGGGCCTTGGCCTGCAGGGCGTCGGCGTTGCGCAGGAAGACCTCCCACTGCGCATTGACCTTGCCGAGTTCGTCCTTTGTGAGCTTGACATAGCCGTTTTGCACGTCGGCCTGAAACTTTGCGTATTCCTTTGCGGCGTCGGTAAGTTTTTCTTGCCCGGATAGCTCGGCTTGCTGTACGGCGATTTTTTCTGTGATGGACCGCATCAGGCGGTCGTAGTCGTCTTTTTGCTCTTTGACGGCCTTGGTGGTGCCGAGGTTGGATTGATAGTTGTTGAGGGTTCGCGTGGGCGCAGCGTCCGGCGTGGCGTTACGGTTTGCCTCAAATTGCTGAGCGAGCCGCTGCGAGAACAGGGGCTTGCTGAGGGTGGCGTCGATGTCTTTGTTCATCGCCGCCATAAAGGCGTTGCGCTCCGAGATAGCGCTGGTAATCTTGGCCTGGCCTTCGGCCGTGAAGCCCGCGCCTACGGCCGTCATGCCGACTGTTGCCGCGGTTTCGATGTCCTTCCAGATTCCGGCCAGGGACATGCCCAGCACTTTAAACGTACGAGCAACACCGTCAAAAACATCAATCACCCGCGCTGCATGCATGGCCGCCTGTTCTGCCCAGCTGCGGATGGATCCGTCGGCGGCCAGATCTTTGGCCGCCTGCTGCATGCCGTCCGTCTTGCTCTTGGCATCGATCATCACTGTCAGGAAGGCGTTGATTGACGGCAGCACCTCCATCGTGATGGTCTTGTAAAGCGCGTTCTTGGCGATGGTCAGGCGCTTGATATTTTTTTCGTACTGGTCGGCTTGCTCGGCCTGCTCGGCGGTGGTCTTGGCGACCAGGTCGCCGGATTCGGCCAGATCCTTGAGATACGGGATGAGCTGGGCACCGGACTTGCCGAAGAGGTCTTGCGCAAGCGCCGTCTTGCCGACGCCATCGCGATACTCGGCCATTTTGTCGGCCACCAGCTTGAGGGCGTCGGCGCTGTCCATCTGGCGCAGATCGCGCATTTTGAGGCCGAGGGTGTCGAGGGCGTGGGCGGTGCCCTTGCTCTCGTCCGAGGTGCCGGCCAGGTTCTTGGCGAACTTGGTCATGGCGCCTTCGACGGCGGTCATGTCCTGCCCGACGAGCTTGGCCACGGCGGCGAGGCCGCTCATGTTTTCGATGCTGGCGCCGGTCTTTTCGGCCATGTCCTTGAGGCCGGTAGCAGACGCAACGACGGCGTCGAACTGGTTGATGAGGGCCTGAAAGCTGACGCCCGCGGCGATGCCGGCCATGGCAAACCCGATGGTCTTGATGCTGGTCGCGGCTGCCGATGTGGCGGCCTCGACTTGCGCCATGGCTTGCTGCGTGACTTGCGAAGCCCGGTTCATGTCGTCGTTGAACCGGGCCATGTTGGCTTCGAGGCTGACGACGAGGCTACCCAGATTTGCCATGGTGGGGATCTTCCGTATTGGGTGACACGCCGAAGACGGCGGCTTTGAGCAGGGCGAAGCGATCGGCCGGGCTCATGTCGGGGGTGTCGAGCACGTCGGCGGGCTGCTCGGGCGGGCGCTGGGCATCGATCTCGGCTTTGATGCGCGGCATGAAATCCAGCGGCTTGAGGGGCTCGGCATCGCGGCCGATGTGCACGTTGGCGATGGTGGCGGCGACGATGCCGGCGCGCAGGTCGGCCGGCGCTGCGCCCCAGGGTTCGAGGGTGTAAAACTCGGCCCAGTCCATGAGCTCGGCGTGGGTGACGGTGGCCTTGAGCTCGGCCACCGTGCGGCCGAGTGCGAGGGCTAAGCGGTGGAGGAAGCGGCGACCGGGGTCGCCTGCGATTTTTTTTCAGCACCCCCGATGCGGTTGGCCTCGGCCACTGCGGAGAGGATCGCCTGCACCGGGCCGAAGGCGCCGGCCTTGAGGGCGGGCAGATCGTCGAGAGTGAGCACGGGCTGGCCGTCGTCATCGACGAGCGAGGCGACGGCAAGGCGCTCGAGGAAGGCTTCGCCGCCGCGCTGGGCAACGTCCGAAAAGGTGGTGAACTCGGCTTCGGAGACCTGGCGAATCTTGACGATGCCGATGCCGTCGATGGTCTTTTCGACGGTGGCGGCGGCGATGGCGGCGAGGAACTGGGCGCGATTGAGGGCCATGTTGCGGACTCCGGGTTAGTACGTGAAGCGGACAGTGCCGGTGAGGCGGAGGGTGATCTGGCCAGAGCGGACCTTGTCCACACCGGAATCTTCGGTGAACTTTTTCGCGTAGCCCTGGCAGGCAATGGCCTGGCCGTCGCTGTTCTTGATGCGGTAAACCAGCAGGGTGCCGGCCGTCTTGGCGGCGCGAATGGCGAGCTGGCCGGGGTCGGCGGGCAGCACGGCCTTGAGGTTGAGGTTGAGGTTGCCGAAGTCCTGCAGGCCGAGGCGGAATTCCTTTGCAGTGGAATCCATGTCGGTAACGTCGATTTCGGAGGCCTGGCCGTCGAAACCGCTGTAAGTGTTGAGGCCGCCGACGCTGGTGAAGGTTTTGGGGGTGGCGGTGCCGGCGCTGCCGTAGGTGCTGAAGTTGGTGGAGTCGATCGCGACGGTGAAAGTGGCGCCGGTGGCGGCGGTGACAATGCCAAGCTCACCATTGATTTCGGCCATGCCAACGACGCCCGCGAAGACGACGACATCGCCGACGGCGAGGGTGTTTGTGGCACTGATGACGGCTTTGGTGGCCTTGGTGATACCGGTGATAGTGATGGCCGAACCGGCGCCGGTTTCGACTTGGAACTTGGTGCCCTGGGCGGAGACTGCGGAAGAAGACATGGTGGTGATGCTCCAGTAAAAAGCCCGCACAGGGCGGGCTTGAGGGGTGAGGATGCAGGATGGGGTTAGCGCTTGCCGAGGTCGGAGGCCTCTTGCTCAATGCCGTCGGTGAGCACCTGTTTGATGGTGTCGACGCAGCGCTCTTTGTTGGTGTCGAATGCGGGCCGCAGGAACGGCTGCGCCGCCATTTTGCTGGTGCCGAACTCGACCCAGCGCCAGTAATAAGCGTCGAGCTTGCTGTAAGCCTTGACGCCCTTTGAGCCCGTACCGCCAAACTGGCGGACGTAGATGTTGACCACCTCCTTTCCAGGGCCGCTGTTGCTGTTGCTGCGCGCGGCGGCAATCGCGCGCTTCAGGGTGCCGGGCGGCGGGTGGCCCTTGGCCACGCTGCCGTGATACTGGGGAGCACGGCCCTTGGCGTCGTCCCGCACGAGGCGGCCGGCGGCAATGACGGAGCGGCGCAGGTGCTTGCGAGCGACTCGGGGGCCGAGCTGCTGAAGGGCGTCTTGCAGCTCACGCAGGCCTTTGACGTGCTGGTAGTTGGACATGGCATCAGCTCCAAACGCTGAATTCGACCATCACCCGATACAGCCGGGTGTCCGGGTCGGGCTGGTCGGCCGGGCTGCTGATTGCGTAGTTGCGCGGATCGCCAGCATCGGCGGCGGCTTGCATGGCGGCGGTGACGGCATCGAGGACGGCGTCGGCTTCGGCAGCAGTGGCGGAATAGACATCCACCTGGAGCCGCGTGTTGTTGGCCACCGGGGCACCATCGAGCACGTTGGCGACGTCGGACGAGGCAAACGTGAACACCACGTAGGGCAGCGCCACGCCCTGCGGCGCGCGGGCGCGATGGGCGCCTCCGGAGGCGCAGGGGGTGAGGATCTGGGCAATGCGGCCGGAGAGGGTCACGGCTGGGACTCCTGATCGATGACGCCCTCGGCACACTGCAGCACCACGTATTGATGGCGGTCATCGATGTCGATGACGCCGTGAATGCTGAGGGTGCGGGCGCCGTAGCGGATGCGGTAGCGGGCAGCAGTGCGAGGGTCGGCCAGCTCGGGGCGCCAGCGGACGGTGACTTCGAGGGTGATCTCGGCGTGCACGGCTTGGGCGGCGAGGAGTTCGCGGCCGGTGAGCGGGCCGACCTTGGCGGAGACGGTGGCGAGGTCAGCCCAGGTGGCGAGGATGCCGCCGGCTGCGTCTTGCCCCTGGGTGCGCTGTTGCAGGGTGACGCGGCGGCGCAGCTCGCCCGGGGCGGGCATGGAAAACGCGCTCATAGCATGGGGGCCGTGTAGGGGTCGAGGAGGCTGTCGATCCAGGGCATGGGCGCGAACGTGCCTTTGAGAGCTTCGGCGCTGCCGCGGTGTTCGTACAAATCGGCAATTCGGCAAGCCATCCAGGCCTTGAGGCCCTCGGGGATCTGGCCGGCTGGCTCGGTGCCGATCTGGGTGCCGCCGTAGTGAGTGCCTGTGCCGGCGTCGATGATGTCGATTTCGGTGCCGCTGGGTGTAGCAGCGAGGGTGACGCTGCCATCGGCGGCCACGCTGCGGACGTAATAGTCGGCGTCGGGCTGCAGGGGAGCCGGCAGCGCCCCACCGCTGTTGCTGCAGCGGAGGGCGTCTCCGACCTTCAGCGGGCGCCAGTTGATGAGCTGCACGCGGTTTGTGGAGACGTCTGCACGCAATGCGGCAGCGTAGCCTGCAGCATAGGTGATGCGGACGCTGCCGATCTGCGGCTTGACCATCGCGGGCCACACCTGCCCGAAGGGCGGCGTGATGCGGGGCACCGGGCCGGAGGCTTCGAGCACGTAGCCGGTGACGGGGTCGAGCGTGCGCCAGACGTCGTCCATGCCGAGCCACTCGATGCCGCGCAGCTCGATGAGCGGGGAGCGCTCGAGCAGCACCGCATGCGGCGGCACGCCGAACGGGCGACCCCAGGGCACGCCGAAGAGGCTGGGGCCGGGAAAGGTGTCCAGCACGAGCTGCCACACGCTGGCCACAATCGCGCGGTGGGTATTTGTGATTGCGAAGGCGTTGGCTGCAGAGAGCAGGCCACGGAGCTTGACGTCGTCAAAGTCGGCATCTTGCCGGACGTGATGCCGAGCTTCGGCAACATCCATCGGCAGCGCGCCCGGGGGGCTGATGAGCTGGAGAGGCATGGAGTGATCCGGCAAGTAAAAAACCCGGCACGGGGCCGGGTTGTTTGAATGGTTGCCGCGCTTCGGCGGCGCTCGGAACCTGCCGAGTCAGTTTTCAGATCATTTTCGTGAGGCCGCGAAAATGATCTAGCGGTGCAATCCCCGCGCACCCACGGGGATTAGAAATCGGACAGCTCGACAGCACCGATTGCCGGCTTCGCCCGATACGGATTGCCGTAGTAGTCCCACTGCACACCGGCTGGCGCTGCCAACCCGCACAGATGAGACCACGCAAACGGCTCAAGCGTGTCTGGGTCACGTTCTAGGGGGCCAGCGGCGG